CACCGTCACCCCCACCACCAAGTCCTTCCAGCATTGCCTTGTAGTGTTCGGTCACATAGTCACGGATCCCCGTGCCGTAACCGTATGCTTCTTGGCTGCGCTGACCCTGTGTGTTGGAGAACTGATTCGCCTGATTGTACGACTGCTCCAACATCTGGTTCGTTCTCTTTGCACCACCCTTGGCCATTACCCGATCTCCCTGTAGAGCACCTTCTCTGGGGTGGTCCTGAAACCCCAATGCTTCTGCAGGACCTCGATGTAATGAGGATCGTCTGTGAAGATGTGGAACTGTTCAAGATCCGCTTGCTTCACAACATCCATCGCGTGCTCGATACCGACGATGATCCCCTTAGCCCGCGAGTTGAGAGGGGCATCCTTGTCTAGAATGATGACACCTTCTGCAAACAGCTTCACCATTCCAAAGCCAAGAATCTTTCCATCAGCTGTGATCACCTTCGACTCGATCACGTTCTTCAGGGAAGGGACACCAAACTGGCCTTTGTAGAACCTGCGCCAGATGGTGTCGATTTCTGAGATGTCTTCCTGTCTGAACGGCCGAAGGTGAACCATGTTAGACCTTCAGGTTGAGGTGCGTGATCAGAGCCTTCTGGAACCTCTGTTCAATGTCAAGGTGGTTCTTCAAGGATTCCTTGATTTCGCGGATGTCGTCCTTGATCTCCTGATGGTTGGTCTTGATGACGGCGAGTTCCTTCTCAACATCTGTGATTTTTTCCACGGACCATTGTCTGTGTTGATCATGCGCTCTGACCCACAGACCCCCCAACGCCAGAATGCCGAGGCCGAGGAAAGTGATGACACCGTAGAGAACCTGATCAGGCATGAGTGAAAACCACATGAATGATAGACCCCTTCGCCGTCACAACGAAGGAATCGAGCAAGGCAGTCTGAAGGTCCGCCGCGATGTCCCTTGACTGATCCTCGGGAACGGTCATGTCCACCTCTCTACCAACGTAGTGTTGTGGGCTATGACCCTCTAGGAGTGACTCAACGTTTACAGAAAGCCCATAGTTTTCAAAGATCTTCTCAGCAACGCCGATCGCAAAGAGTATCTCAGGGTAGACTCTGTTCGGCCCTTGAGACATCCTCACTTTCGGTCTGAGGAGGATCATTGGACTCTCTTATAAACGTGGACGCGACGATTTCGTTGACCAAGTCTCTCAAATCCCTCAATGACCAAGGTCGGGATGTCCGCCTCATAGCTGTAGACAATGAGGTATTTGTTGACCATGTCTGCAAAGTGAATGGAGGGAAAGCCCTCATGCAGACGGTTGTACGATATGAAGACGATGTCCGCCGATTCCTTGATGTCTTCGATTTTCGAATGGATGAATTCGACATCAGGACACAGACGCTTGCCCCTGTTACACTTCTCAGCGGAGGAGTCTACTGCTATCCGCCTGAATGCCGACAGGGTACGACCGATCTTCTCGATGAATAGACCATTCCCTGCACCAAGGTCCATCACCGAGTCCGCGTTCAGCCCGATCACCTCGAAGATGATATTGCGATGCGCTGCCTCCATGTCAAAGTAGTTCTTGAACCCGTTGTCTTCCCAAAAGGTGTCCATTGAGATGGGGGAAACGTTCTCCGAGCGAACGTTTTTGAAGCTCCCCCTGTACTCGACCTTACCGCCCGTATCGTAGGTAAGACGGAAGAAGGGGTGTACGATCTCACCGATTCCCTTGACAACACTTACGCTGTAGGGCATGGTGAGAAGAGTTTCCATCCACCCCCATGCCTCATGATCCATGTGAACGGCAAGCCTCTTGTGCTCGTCGTGGATCAGCTTGGTCCCCGGACAATCGAAGCTGCAAGGGAGGTGGAAGACCGGGCGCACACCGATGTAGCGCAGCGTCACGTTGTGCGTACTGTTGAAGGGAAGCTCGAACCCGAAGACGCTAGGACCCAGCTGCGTTAGGAGATGGTCCTTGTTTCCAGCGGCCCAGTTCTTCTCGAAATGCTTGATGCAGCAGGGAGGATATCCAAGAAACTTTCCCCACTCTTCATCCGTCTGTGGGACAGTTTCAATTGGATCCTTAACGACCAGCGCACGAATGACGTAGCGCTCACCTTCCTTCGGGAAGATCGAGGCGTCGCTATAACCCTCGACCTTTGAGACTCCGATTGGAACAACCTTCAGAAGGCTCCACGACGGATCACCCGGAGACCTCGAAATCAGAGCGCCAGCTCTAAGGTCCTGCTGGACAGTTTCAATCTCCAGCCGATGGACAAGGCTCTGGATCCTGTCGAGACGAGGTCTCCAAAGCTGCTCGATACTGGAGCTAGCCCACTGCATTCTCATCGTCAGGTCTCCCAACCGGCACGTGCCAGATATCCCCATGAGGGACGTCGGCATGCCAATCCTCGTGGACGTCACCGTGCGCACTGCTCACAGGTTCCACGATAGCTCTCTCTAGATCCTCTCTGTTCTCCCACTGTGAGACAGGCTTCTTCCCTTCCATGAGGAGATCCTGCTCCAGCTTCTCGAAGAGGATGAGTAACGTTCCACAGTGCGATGTTCGATTACGCCAGTCTCCCCCCTCACCGGTTCCAGGACATTGACCCTTGCACGCAAGGAAGAACCGACATCCACCGCATCCTCCTTCGCGATAAGGTGTACGGTAAAGACCAACGAGCCTCTCTCGACCGGGAGTATCCGACTTACGATAGTTAACACCCTCCTTGTTAACCCTACCACAGTTCGACAAAGTGCCATCCGCGTCGATGCCGACAACCGCTGGCGTCGTATACGGATCGCATCCATGCCAAACACAAGATGACCTCGAGAAATCGTTCAGGAGGTTGCGCCGCATCTCATCGAGTATATCAAAGGATATACCCTTGATACCACTCAGACGTAGAACAGCGGCAGCGTTCTCCTCCGGCGTCAGTACCAATCTAGCGGATTTCTCGGGATTGTCAAGCTCCATTAAATGTAAGCGTGCCGAACGCAAACCCTTCGACGCCAGGTCGGTTAGCCACTCCACCAAGCGGTCGAGTCCGTCCCCCCTAGCATTATCGGAGTGTAGCGTGATGATGAGAGAACAACGGATGCCGGCGGCGAGGAGTTTGTCGATGGCCTCAGTAGTCTGGAGCGTAGTGGCCTTCGTGTACTGCGGACCAGACCGACTCTCTCTTGCCGCACTCAGCTCTCCGGGGCCATCACAGGATACACCCACATGGACATTGTATTTCTTGAACATATCCATGTGAGCCTGTGTCAGAAGAGTACCATTCGTCTGTACCCCGTTCTCCTTGTAGTTCTCGTAACCAAACTTGAAGAACTCGTCAAGCACAGCGATTGGAGTGAGAAGGGGCTCTCCACCGAATATGGTGAATTTCTGACCCTGATTCTTGACCTGCTTGAGAATCTTGTCAACCTTGATGTAGGCACGGTCTGTTGGGCGCATATTCTCTTGGTAGCAATACGTGCAAGCCAAGTTGCACCTGAGACCGATCGGATGGATCTCTACAGTCATGCCTGCACCGGCCTATCATCGTGGGCGACGTCACTATACGAGTCAGTGTGATCCGTGTGATCCCCATGATCGTCAGAGTGAGCTACATCACCATGAGAAACGTCACTGTGAGTGTCAGTGTGATCGTCCTCAGTTACATCGGAGTGTGCTGTGTCCCCGTGAGGGTAGTCATTATGGTAGTCGATATGGGAAGGATAGCTATCCGAGTGATCCCCATGATCGTCAGAATGAGCATTATCCGCGTGGGCTATGTCCGAGTGAGTGTCCGTGTAGTCATCACCATGACTATCGGAATGGGGATTATCCACGTGGGTAACGTCAAGGTGGGCAGAATCACTATGGGGCACAGTAGCATCTCCGTGCGAGTCAGTATGAGTGTCAACATGGGCAGTCCTTTTCTTAGACGAAGCGTCAATCCATGCCCACCTCTGGAGAACACTCTGTATCCACTTGGACCCCTGCCGACCAGAAACAGTTCCATGATCCTGGCCGAGCATCCGCCGCTCATCCCCGTACTCGTCGATGTAGTGGTAGTTATCCCCTTCAGGCCAGATAGATCCGGGCCTTAGAGAACCAGCAGCCACAAGATCACCGTTGAACTTCCATTCCACCCCATTCTCGTCAATGTGATGGAACTCAGTTCCCTCTACCCAAACGGATCCAGGTTTAGCCATTTACGGTGCCCACTTGTCCGCGCCGACGGGAACCACCAGGTAGTCCTTGAAGAACGCCCCCTTGAACATCATCGAGGCAGAGCCAAGGACACGAGTGCCATCCGTCGTTGGCGTAATGTCACAGGCGACGGTCATGGCGCTGAGGCCCGTGATGGATCCACCTGTGATGCTGACGGAGGAGGAGCTCTGGAACGCCATAGTGCCAAGGGAGGTCGTCCCTCCCGTGCCACCGCCGGCGGCAGCAAGGATGAGATCCACCCACGCCGATCCCGACCAGCGTTGGAACTTGTTGAGGGTAGTGTTCCACCTGATGTAACCCGTCGGCGGATTCGTAGGGGAATCTGCGAGGGTTACGGCATCCTCATCCCTCGCCTTGAGTTCCGACAGCAGCGTGGAGTATCCCGTCGTCAGGCCGGGGTTGCTCCAGTTTGCCATTGAGTTCCTCCTTCAGTTTCATACACACGTCGAGTAGTTCTTGCTTCTCCTTGAGGAGCTGGAAGATCTGAACGTCCTTCTCCCCGAGAAGCATCCACATCTCACGGATGCTCACCTCTGCCATTACGGGATGTCCAGCAGAGTCCTGACTTGTCCCTGCACGGTATCGTCAGCGGCGATGTAAGCCTCACGCACCATGTTGCCCTCGATCAGCTCGAAGGACCTGATGTTGGCCTTGATCTGATCGTAGACGAAATCCGATGCCCAGGCTTCCACCGTTGGGTAGGGGGGCAGCTCCTGATTGACCCTCTGGACGTTCAGGTCTGAAAGGAACTCTGCGAGCTTTTCCTGTTGTTTCGGCGTCGTACCCGTGATCGTAACTGCGACGTTAGCAGCCATCGTGCCTCCTAGTCCACCATTACGAAGCAACCACCGCTGAGGGTCTTGAACGTCTTCTCAGCACCGTTGGTCACCTCAAGCCCACTATTCCTGTATTCGATTCGGTAGAAGTAGTTTGTCGCGGGGCTCAGAGATGGAGTGTGGGTATACTGGTTGGAACCCCCATCCGTGACCGTGGTCCAACTCGTGGAGTATGAGTAGGATCCAGAGGAGGTTCCCCACACAAACCTATACTGCCCACCGAGGTCACCATTCGAGTTTATCGTACCCTTGAGTCTGGCGCTGAACACCCCGATCTGATCGGCATCATCAGTCTGTACGGTAGTAGGAACAACGTAGGTCCACGATACCGTGACATACCAGAGGTCGATCGAGACTACACGGCTAGAGCTAGCAGCAGCGGTGGGATAGCACCTAACCCGAAGGTTGGATAGATCCGAACGTGTCCATGAGCCTCCGCCAGGTCTGGCCATGGAGCCGCTGACAAGTGAGCCCGCATTGACCGTATGTGAGGCTATGTTGTCTGTCCAGTTAGACCCATCAAGAGAGTGTTGACCCTTCCATGATCCAGGAGACGTACCCGACCTATTCTCATACCAGTACATCGTCATCGCCGTGATGGTGATGTACGTTGGTAGAGATCCTAGACCAAAGCTATAGTAGGGAGAATTCGGACCCGGATCCCATGCATCGTACAGGTTTACAGATATTGTCTTACTGTCACTCTGAGTCGCGATGCAGTTAGCCGGATTGTTGTCTCCGTTGACTGACCACCCGGAGGAAGGATCAGCTATGTAGTATAGCCCTACATAGGAACTAGGAGCAGACGGAAAGATGTTCGTGTCAGACATTATCCTGTCCTACGGATATGGACACAGAACCCGATCTGCGTTGGGGAGCCGGTGACTGACCTGATGGCAAATGCCAGACTGTTTCCAACAGAGACGGTCGTATTCTGGAGCGTACCGAAATTCGTCCAGCTTGTTGTCGTCAAGGAAAGATCGCTAGAACGAATGTCAGATGAAGCGTTGACAACGTTCACCGTTGCACCCGTGCCACCCTGCCTATGTGCATACGCATCCTCGATAACACACGTAAAGGGTGCACGCCACACATAGAGCGTGACGGTTGTGGTGATACCGTTGACATCGACATAGACACCAGCCTTGGTGAACATCTGGTTGATGTCTATAGCGTTGCCAGCGTTCTCAATGATCTTTAGACGGTTATCCCCACTCGAGTGGAAGATGAGGCCCTTGTTGGAGATACCAGAGGGAGTAGAAATACCGTTGAACGTGGCCTTCTCATGGAGGGGATTCTCAACCATGTCTGTGAAGTTGACAAGGTCAGTAGACTCCTGCCACTTCTTGTTGGCGCTATCCCATCGAAGCCAACGTTCGGCCATTACACGATCCCTCTCGCCACCCAGTAAACCAACTGGTCGACTCTGTTTCCACTAGAGTCAAAGCAGAAGACCTTGAACGATGTAGGGTTTGGTACGTCTGCAAAGTCAAAGATGACTGTAATTGGTGCGCCGGAGTCCGAGGTGCCGGTGATAGCGTCAACATCCTTAAATGACTTGTTGAAGCTAACCACCGTTCCACCCGTGTCCGAAGCTAGCGCATTGACGTAGCCGCTGTCAACCTCCCGTTTTACGTCCAACCGAATCACGAAGGAAGACACAGCAATCATGTTGTCGGCGGCCGCCGCAGAGAACTCCATCACGGTCTTCATGTAGCGGAACGAGCTGATGAAGGCAGAGGTTCCCGTGATGGGACCAGACCACGCATCGCCAACGTTGACCTTGTAATAGGTCTTGATGATTACTGTGACATCACCTGTTCCTGCGAAGTTCTCCTTTAGGAAGTTGTAGTTAACGATGGTATTCGATAGAACTGCTCCATAGTCGTACTGCTCTTCATACGATCCGGAAAGGAGGTTCTCCTGTATGTACAGCTCGTACCCCGCGTTGACCTGATCACTCGGAGATGACCAACTCTTGGAGGTGAAGTGGGCCTCATACGTCTCAGTCGTATCAACGCAGGCGATGAGCCTTCCGTTCTCAACGAGACAGTTGGTTAGAGTGCCCGTCCACGTGACGTCTCTACTATCCAGGAGGTTGTAGTCAGGAGGCTGTCTTACCGTTGCCTCTGAGGAGCCCTGATCACCAACGTTACCGGCAATGTCGACCGCCTCCACGCTATAGATGTAGGTACCCGATGTCACCTCAAACTTAGCAGTGAAGGTTCCAGACAGCTCTGCAAACTTTACACCGTCCTTGTAGACGTTGTAATAGTCCACATAGAAATCGCTGGCTGGTTCAGTCCAATTGATGAGGACGTTATTGTCTATGACCTGAGTCGTAACCGAGGGTGCGGAAGGGCCATTGACTGTGATGTTGGCAGGGACGGCGTCGATGCACTCAACGAGGGAACCCGTGAGCGTCTTCAGAAGGTATGTATGAGAGCCTTCAGCGATGGGTTCAATCGCGGCTGAGAGTGAGGATGTACGAAGAATGAAGGTAGCAGTATCCCACTCAGTTCCCTTGCGCAGCTCATAAAAACGCACGCTCGTGTCGGCGGATCCCCACACAAACGTGACAGCACCGGGGGTTATTGCAGCAATGAAGACGGTAGGTCCCTGCGGCTTCTCCGTGCTCGCCGCCTCGATCCTCTGCAATGAGGCTTGGATAGGATCTACCACATCGAGCAAGCTTTTTATGTCTGTCGTGACGAGTTTGAGGACGTCATACAGACGAGGATCCTTCTTCTGGATCCCCTGTAGGAGAGCCTGATACTGTGCGTATTTTCTGTCAATCTGTTGCTGACTCACTCCGCCCGCTCCGCCCACAGGGGCTTGACATGAACAGTCAGTCTGTTGAGAAGGAACCAGCTCTCGTAAGTTGTCTGCGTCAGTTTGACAGATACACGTTCGGCAAGGAAATCCGTCCTAACGAGCTTTGCTTCACCGGGGGTTGCGGAGAGGGTGATCGAGGGATAGGACTCAGTCTGAAGCTTGTCGTAGCCAGAGAGCCTAACCGTCAGCGTGCTATCTCCCCTTACCCTCATACGCACGCCAGCGTAATGGTTGATCCCGTCAACGTTCCCCTGAAGCTCAATGAGGTTCGTCTCAAGGTATCCATCGATTCTCGTTCCGTAATCGTTGCGAGAGCTGTCGTCGTAGTAGTACAGCCCTCCAGCAACGGAACCGTACACGATCATCGAAACCTTCGACGAGTAATCCACCTGAATCAGTGAGGACGTCGGCGCCTTCGGTAGAGTCCACAGGGACCATTTCACACCCGTAGGATCCAGTGCCTCTGAGTAGTCACCAACGAGAAGGTGGGAGTTTGCCGTCGCCGCGTCGAGGGGAAGCGCAACAACAATCCATTCTCTCTGTGGATCGACCATGACCTGAACCTTGCTGAAATGGATCTTGTTGATCCTCGCCCACAGGTCACGAACGTTCCACGTCAGTTCCCTTTCTGCGAAGGCCCCAAGGTACTGGTAGAGACCAGATCGTGCAGCAACAAGGAACTGATCCCTTGAGTGTCCTCGAGAGTCCAGTACCGAGGAGATCCCGAAGCATTCGGTGCCAATTCCAGAATCGACTGAGATGACCGGCCATGAGGAAGGGGAACCTGCACTCTTATTCGTAGCGTAGAACCGCTGACTCTTAGAGATGTATAGACTGCCTCTGTGCGAGACCCCATTAGTGACTCCTCCACCATCTCCCGGGTTGACGTTGACGAAACCATCGAGTGCAGAGAATGACTCGGGGTTACCGGGGCTAGAGACCCTCACGGTAGAGTTATTCTGGGCCTCCCCGCCGACGCAAAGTTGTCCCTCGTAATCGACGAGGAACACACCGGCAGGAATCTCCTCAAGCTGCGTGAGCAGGTAATCCGCACTGTCCTGCAGCGCGATGTCGTAGAAAGAGATGCCGTTCTTCGTCGTGGTCACGTTGTCACCAATACGACCATCGGGAAGGAAGAACCATTCCTGATATGCCTCCGTTCCGGCAGCATAATTGGGAATGATCTTCGTCGTGAGGATGTGTCTTGCGACAGTGCCAGAGGGACCGACAGGTATACCACTCAGGTCGGCGACCTTCCCACCGGTCGCATCAAGAACTGCTACTACTGTTCCTGTCCCCGGTTTGGTAATGAACCCCGAGGCAGTCTCATACGCAACCGCGAAAAGGTGTATACCCTTCTCGATTGCATCGTTACCTGAGGCAGATCCCTCAGCCACCACAAGAGTGAAGGCCGATGGAGCTGAGCCCGCCGCCTTTCTCGCGCTACCCGAACCGTCGTAAACGTAAACAAACCTCCCGGTCAGACCCGCTGACCTATCGTGAGGTGAGATGTAAGCCCTGTTAAACACAACTGCCAAGGCAAAATCTTCAACCCCTGATCCGAGGCTGAGGATGGGTGTCGATGGGTAGAGGGAATCGTAGAAATCCCCTGTGTCAGTCAGATAGATGAAGCGTGATGCTTCCCCAATCCGTCTGAACTCATGAGCGCGCAGGATGACCGTTGAGGTGCTGAAGCCAGCTATCGGGGAGAAGCCTCGCCGAGTCTCGACTCCCTCACGAGAGAATGTGAGATTTCCCTCATCAGAAAAGAAGCCCAACGGAGTCGCCTCAGCTTCGCCCCGTTCAAACCTCCCACGGAAATCCGTGATCGAGACCGGCGAGTGCTCAAACATGGCGACCTAGGTGAGCCAGACCGCCACGCCCTTGTGCGCCACCCCCGTGATGCCCGAGACGTAGGCGACAGCGGTGTGTTCACCGAGAGCGGAGTTGGAGGCACCAGCCGTGTTGCAGTAGGTGAGGAGCTTCTTGTTGGCGTGATCGTACTGGAAGACGAAGCCGGCCTTCCCATCCACCTTCACGAAGTCGGGTGACTTGCCGCCGTGGTGCATGGACTCCAGCGTCGGAGACAGAACCTCTCCACCCGTGACGTAGTTTCCCGAGGGGGTCACCTCGAAGGCTGCGAAGAAAACCCCACCAGTCTGGCGCTTTTTGATGTTCGCAACTGCAAGAGACATGTGCTATCTCCTTCTAGCGTTCATAGAGTACGGCAGCATCCGGCCAACCACGTTCTGATCCTCCTTGATCCGGACGTTCAGGAGGAGGTCGAGGGCTTCCTGTGCTTCTCTGTTGAGTTCCGCCCCCAATGCGACATTCTTGCCGATGAACCTTGCGGCATACGACGCTGTCTTCGCTGCGAGAAAGTGCTCCGCATTTGGTGTTACGATCGAACTTCCCGTCCCTGTGATGGTCCCCAGGTTCTTGCTGTAACGCATCTTGATCTTATGTGACTCGGTGGAACCTAGGAAGAGTATGGCATCCCCCTCCCACTGCCAAAAACGAAGAGTGGGGGCAAGGGGCTCGTTCTGAGGCCATACCATCTGGGTCATTGGTACCCAGTCCTCATCACTCGTGGAGGCTGCTGGTCGTTCCCACAACTCGATGGGAAGAACAAGATCCGATGGGAGGTCTGGCATGGCCGTCTCTCCGGGATCCACTGTTCCAGTCGTGACGAAGATACCCTCTGTGGACCCCACCCCTGCAAGCTGGAAAGCCAGAGACAGGTCCCGGTTTGCTCTGATGAGGAGTGGAAGCAACTTCTCAGAGGTGTATAGGGTTTTGTTCCTATCACCGCAAAGTGCTGCCACTTCATCCAGGACTGCGCTTGCAAGAGGCATCTGTTCGCCCTCCGAACGGTTTTACTTCTGCTCTCCAACGAAATGGATCGTCTTGTACTTCTCGGCGTCGACGACGGCCCTGCAGGCGTAGCAGACAGCAGCACCGTTGCGGACGAGTGTGAAGCACGCAGGGCAGGGTACCATCGCGCCCGGGCTCTTGTCGCACCACTCACGCTCCAGCCCGAGGAATAGTGCTGCTGCCCTGTGGATGTCCGAGATCTCCGCCAGGTTCCGGTTCTTGTTGTAGGCAACGTCGGCCCGCCTCACAAGAACCTCGAACCACCGCTGTTGTCTGAGGAGCTGTTCCTTCAGAACGTCGGCGTATCTCTTCTTGACGTCCGCAGCTGAGATCTCCTCCGGGATGAAGAAGATCGCGGGATGAACCTCCGGGTCGTAGATGAACTGTGCCTGAAGGATATCCCTGACGGTCCTCGCGGCCAGCGCGATGGCGTCATCCGGAACGTCGATGAAACCACGCTTCCAGTCGATGTAAAGCGCGTGGTACCCATCACTCAGCGTGAGGGTTCGGATGTCCTTGTTCATGAAGTCCGCAGGGGGAAGCTTGATCTCGTACGGAACACACTGCGGATGCGTCTCACAGATCTGGAACGGCGCCCCCGAAACGATGGTTGCCTTGCTCATGGAACTACAATTGCCTCTCTAGCATTCAGTTTCACCGCGACATCCCCGCCCTGAATGTCAGCGAGGTAGTCCTCTGTGTAAGCGACCTCTTTCGCATAGGCGGCATCTTCGGCGGCCTCGACGTCACTGTCACGCATCTTCTCCACGGTACCGCCCATGACACCGAGAAGTCGCTTGACAATCATTTCGACGGCCCACCACTCGACCGCCAACTCCTGACCGAACTTATCCTCGAACGTGTAGATAGGCTCGTAACAACGCCCATCGAGATCCAGACCGATGACCTCATCCGTCAAGGCAAACATCAGCTTCTCTAGGACCCAACGATGCTTGATGTATGGGTACTTTTTGACGACATCCATCCCTCTGTACTCACGGACGAAGATGCTCCCATACATTTCTCTGAAGGTCCCAAACCGCTTCTCGATCTGGTCATCGCTCCACACGACTCGGTAGATTTGTCGACCACTGTCGTCCGTTCCGTAGTATTCCTTCAGCTTCTTGTTGACCAGCTCAACTGTTGTACGATTGGTCAGCACAAGCTCCTCCAGAACGGCTGGGTGGGAGTCCCCAAAGGAACCCCCACCCAACCTAGGTGACTAGTACCCCGTGGGCACCGGGAGGCCGTAGATGTAGGCCGACCCAGCGGGGTTCTTGTGGAACAGGTTGAACCCGACCACGATGTGGAAGATCTGCGAAGCGACCAGACCGCCCGTGGTCGTGTCGCGCATCTCGAAGATCCTACGACCATCCACCTCGTAGAAGTCGGGGGCCTTCACCTGCGCACGGCCCCACAGCTCCTTCGCGATGAAGTCGATGCGGGTCTTGTCCCACGAGTAGTGCGTCCGGACAGGCGCCCCGGCGAGCTGGACGTTGTCGCCGAAGTAGGTGTTGATCTTCTCGTCCGACCCGGTCTTGTTGATGACCATGACACCCTGAGCGTACTCCTCGTACGCCTGCACCTGGCAGGGGTGGCACCACGCGGTGAGCTTCTTCATCTGGTCCTTCCCGAGCCGGTCACCGATTGCGTTGATGGCGCGGCGCGCGAAGGGCAGAGCGAAGGTGGACCCAGCGTTGATGCCCGTGGAGCGGATCATCGGGAGGGTAGCGCGATCCAGACCGAGCCACGTACCCGTCGAAGCGTTGTTGTGGTGGTAGCCGAGCCCGTACAGGGACACGACGTTGGACCCGGTGACGTTGCCGAGTCCGCCGATGACGACCTTGTCGGTAGCAGCCAGCGACGCCGTGGTGGCCGTCTTGATCTGCTTACCGACCGGATCGTGGTAGACGATCTCCTTGTCCGTGCCGGCCGTGCGGTTCGTGGCCAGCGTGGAGTCGAAGTAGGCGACCTTCTGCGCGTAGCGGACGAGGCGAGCACCGAACCCGTCCGTGCCGAGCGTGACGGTATCGTAACCGCCGGCGTTGGACACGGCAGAAATGGTACCGAGAATGCCCTGCCCGTTCGTCAGACAGAGCGCGTCGAGGTAGCGTCGGAAGTCAGCCATCGAGGTCGAGAGGAGGTGACGAAGAGCCTTCACCACCGCCTTCCGGGGGTCGTCGGTACCCCACTCGGCCTTCTTCGTCCACTGGACGTTGTGACGAACGTGAACCGAGTTGATGACCGCCTTGTCGAACTTGGGACCCGAGCCGGTGCCCAGCGAGCCACCTTCCGGGTTGTAGTGGGCGAAGTCCCCACCGGGGTAGATCTCCAGCGGAATCCGCATGTCACGGTTGGAGATGTTCTCCACCTCCGTGCTGACAGGGATCTCGCTGTAGAACGTGTCGTCACGCTCGAACAGGACAGGGACCGCAGAGCGAACCTTCTCCAGCTCGGTTGCAACGACGTCGGCGTCCTGCAACTGTGCCATTTGTCAAAGCCTCACTTCTTGAGAGTCACCTTCCCTGCCAAAATGTCGGCATCGGAAGTCTTGGAGTAGTCCACCTTTCGGGGGTCCAAGCCGGATAGGGATGCACGTGCAGAACCCCTATCCTTTCCGACAGGGACGCGAGGAGGACGCATCTTGCCGCCATCAGTGGAAGGTTTTCCCTCGGTGTTGGGTTGTTCGCTCCTGCCGACGATCTCGGCGAGCAGCTTACGTCGAACAGGGCCGATCAGCGGACGGGCGCGCGACAGCCACGCACGGATCAACTGTTCTTCGCTCTCCGGTGAGAGGCCCTGTTGTGCGGCTCTACGCCATAGGGTGTTCATCGAGGAGAGATGAGCGTTATCCTTGCTCATCCGCCCCCCGACCTCCGTCAACGCTTGTTCCGCGATGAGGTCTCTCATGCGAGGAGTGAGTGTCTTCTGAGGATCCAGACCTCTGAGAATCTCACGCTTGAAAGCCGCCTCGCTACGCTCACGAACACGGTTCTCGAATCCCCGTGCTCGCTGCATGTGGAGGTCACGACGCTCCCTGTCGAGCTGTTCCCTCTCCGCCTTCAGCGGATCACCCTTTGGCTCCTCCTTCTTGAGCGAGAAGCGGTGATCACCGAAGAGGAACTTCTCGATGTGGTCGAGACCGTTCCACAGATCCTTGTCCTGCACACCGCGTGCGTGCTGACGTGCCAGGATGATGGCGTTCCGAATGATCGGAGTCGTCATCTTGACGTAGGACTCCTGCGACAGCTTGTAGAGTGTGGCAGGGATGTTCTCGGCCAGCGTAGCCAACATCTGGGGGCTGGCGTCCATCACACTCTTGAGGAGGATCTCCGGATCACCCTCCGCGAGAGACTGCTCCACCTGTCGAACCGTGTCAGCGTAGGCGGCGGTCTCTCTGGCCTCCTTGATCGTGGGGAAGATCTTGGCGTACTCCGGCTCGCGGAACAGGATCGACCGAAGCTCAGGGTGATCCTTGAAGATGTTGGGATACGCCTTCTTCAGCGCGGCGTAGGTGGGTCGGTTGGTGATGACGTCGTCTTCGGTAGGCTCGGGAGGTTCGGGGCGTCGGTCGACCTTGGACTTGTCCTCGTCCTCCTCAGTGACCTCGTCCTCCTCAGTGTCCTCGTCCCCCTCATCGACCTCGTCCTTATCCGTATCCTCATCCTCGTCACCACTGACAACGTCCTCATCCGTGTCCTTGGTTCCGGGAGTGTCCTCACCTTTCAACATGTCGTCGACAGAGGGAGTCTCCTTGTCCTCAGACGTGGTCTTTCCTTCGTCGATCTTGTCAAACAGCTCCATATCCCGATCGGTGCTATCGGGAGTGGACGGGTCCCCGCTACCCGCATCAGGCTGACCCAACGGGACGTTCGAAGACATCTTACCTCCTCAGTTTACCACCGAGCACAGCGCGAGCATTACTCACGCCACCCGTGTCTCCAACGGAGGGAATCTCAAGCTCTGCCCAAGAGATCTGTGCTCTTGCTGGCAAGCTAGGAACCTCCATTTCAACCCACGACAACCGGGCACGTCTTGGAGCGTTAGGAATCTCCAATTCAGCCCACGATACCTTCGCACGATCCGGCCGAGTAGGTATCTCAAACTCAGCCCAAGATACCCTAGCCCTCCTTTGAGCGTTAGGAATCTCCAGCTCTGCCCACGAAACCTGTGCTCTCCTAGGAGGGTTCGGTACCTCAAACTCCACCCAAGAGACATGACCGCGTCGTTGAGCATTCGGGATCTCAAATTCTGCCCACGAGACACGAACCCTGCGTGGAGCATTTGGGATCTCGAATTCAGCCCACGACACATACGCTCTGTGAGGTACATTCGGAACCTCGAGCTCTGCCCAAGAAATCCTCGCACGACGCGTAGCTGATACGGAGTCGGGTACCTCAAGTTCCGCCCAGGAAACCCTTCCCCTTCTTGGACCGAAGTAGATCCAATATCTACGAGGAATCTGGGGTCCATCGCTCATTTACACCCTGCACCCATCAGAGTGATGAAATTCGCACACGTTGGTCCTTCATCGGCTACGGTGTCCTGATAGACAACCAAACCTGCACCCCAATAAACGGTCCCACCGATGGTAAATGAGGCGTTCTGTGTTGTACTAGTCGTGGTAAAACTCTCCGAAAAACCTCCAGTCATTTGTGCAGCATCCTCGACCTCGTACAACATGGTGTAAGCGGAGGATGGTGTAATGGTGTATGTTGAACTAGTCCAGAATGATAGCTGACCAACGAACAAATTATGTCCAGCTCCAGCATACGATCCAGTTGATGCAGATGTTGAGTTTCCTGTACCGATAGATCCGGTTCCAGCCACACGATTGGTCGCGTGCATCCCGGCATATTCTTGTGCTACACAAGATAGACCGATGATACTACCGTTGCTCACCTGCAACGTTAGAGTACCCGTGCCCGTTACTGGTACGGACCACAAACAGGCCGAAAAGTAGTTAGTCCCATCATTATGTTCAGCCTCTTGATCTATCGTGACTGTGCCGATTGTGGACGTTCCTGCTGTCTTAGTTACGTCTCCAGCGGCGCAGTCATTACCAGAGGCATTCCACGCAACCGTACATCCAATTACGATATGATTGCCACTCGTTATATTGTACGCCGATGGCATAGCGAGAGAGACCGATGAACTTGTCGGATTCCTGCCAACGGCTCTCTGTGTGGTCGGATAGATATTGCTGGAGTATGTCGCGGGTCGAAGTGCTACTGTTGTCGAGGCCCACGAGTCACTAGTTGTAGTTGTACCACCACCAGAAAAGTTTGCCCCATCGTAGGATCCTGATGTCCACCCCATGTAGAATCCAGATCCAATGAAGGCATCGTTGGTATCTGCCGTCGTGCCGGCCAGAAAGCTCGTAAGATGAGACGCAGTATAAGTGCCACCCGTCCCACCGGCTCCACAGCCGGTAATATAAATGAATGCGCCCGCCGTAGACGGGGTAATGGCGGCAGGATTCACAACACGAGAGTCAATCCCCGTGGCCGTCGTTGACGTAACGTCAATCGGCGTACTAGGATCCACACCTCGAAACACATGGATCGTATAACGACCAGCATCTGCGGTGTTGAACGTCTGAGAAAGTACAAGCGAGGTTTCAGGGGTAGACGGCATGAAACGATAACCTACCCTCATGTTTGCGTCGTAGGTATCGTTTGCGTAAAGATCGGATAGATAGGTGTAGGGGGTACCACCAGCGTTTGTGATGGTCAGCGTCCGGTCAGCAGTAGAACCCGTGCAATACGTAACAACGACAAGATCACCGGCCTCTGGTGTGGTTGACATCTCACTACCAGAGTTACTGAGAGCGAACGTCACCGTTGTAGACGAGGTTTTTCCGGCAAACCCCGCCCCTTGACCCCCAACATAGCGGATGCCCGCGTATGCAGGAGATGCAAGGACGATCAACGCCAGAAGACTACGGAGTGTACTTCGCATAGGTCACATGACCGTGGACGTTGACGGACGTGCTAGTTTCGATGCAGAGCGCATTGCTCGCTGCGGTCTTCATCAGAACCGCACCCCCACTAATGGCAATACCACCGTTGGCGGCGAAGGGATACGCACCAGTTAGCCCAGTCTCACCCGTTGCGCACGCGGTGCCCGTACCGTAGACGAGACGGACGGATGCAGCCGCAGACACAACAAACGAGTAGGAGCAAACATAGATGACGTTGCCTGACGTCAGAGCGACGATCTCAGCGTTTCCGTTTAGAGCTGTCTGAGAGATCGCTGCTGATGTGGTAAGGGTAGGATCGTTGCAGACGCTCGCAGTAAACTGGTGGCCCCACGCGTTTGCCTTTGGTACGACGTAGTCGTTGTTCGCGCTGGCCGTTGATGTCGGTGTATCCTCTCTCTGAACGAGGAGCGCAACCCCGGTATCACCAGAGGCGGCAGCAGCGTCCTCAGCCTTTCCCAGGTTCGCAGCGGCAGTCCCAGGTGTGACAGAGGAACCGATGGTTGCGATATTACCAGTGGAGTCTGAGGCCAGCGTGACCCTCTGCACACCGGTACCAGACGAGCCATTCCCCATTGTGACAGCAACGCCGTTCATCTGTGCCACGTTGAAAGGCTCGTTGTCTGGGAACGTGCCGATGGTCACGTTTGGCATCGTGCTGATATCCACATCGCCGATGTTGTTCGTACCAGAGGGCAAAGCTGGACCGATGTTCACGACCTGCCGACCACTCACGTCGTAAACCTGCCCCATCGCGTACGCGGCGAAGAGGATAAACCCGACCGTCAGCATCTTTCTCATCATGGCACCTTGAACACAGCTGCGTGAATGCGCGGCTCGCTGGTGGCTGCAGTGGCATCCGACTCCACCGTAATAGACTCACCAGTCCCATCCAGCACAACAGCGCCAGCGGTCAGGAGTTGTCCCCGTGCACCAGCATCGAGGACCGCCTTCCCCACCTCGATCGGCGTAACGCTACCACCAACCTTCTTGGCGACGAGTGTACGCGATGCGCTGTCTCGATTCCAGCCGATGATCGAAAAGACCTCCTTCTGCTCACCAGACGATGGAGCAGTAACGAGGGTCTGTGGGGTAGTCCCCACCGTATCGACCTCAGGTCCTTCGAAAACAGCCATAACTCACCTAGGGCTTGTTGGCAACGAAACGAAGGTAGAGCGACGTGTAGTCGGTGATCGCATCCGCCTCGCCAGCGGACAGGGTGTAAGATCCAGCCGTCCACGTCTCCGAGATGTCCGTGTGGGTACCGACCGTGGCGATCAGGGTTCCGGGCGATCCTTCATTGACGTATCCCTGTCGAAGCTGGACAGTCAGATCGATCTGATCCCCGCCGGCGGCGTCCTTACAGTAACGATATCTGACCGTGTGCGACGAGGAGGAGAGAGGATCCTCCAGGTTGGACAGCTTGCACACATAGACATCGCTCGTGGGCGTCAACGGAGATCTAATGTAGTCTGAGTCGTTTGCAGACGTCTCATCGATCTCACCGTAAAGGGCGTCGGAGGTACCGTCGTCCTCGGTCCAGCCGTCACTGTTGTAGGTGTCCGCACTTGGCCGGCCAAACTGAGCCATTACCTAACCCTCCCAAGACGCCAGCCGTAGAAGACATTCCACCTGAACTCGTAACCCTTCAGAGTCAGACGGAAGCCCGGATTCGGATACAGGCGGATATAGTTCTCCTCACCTATCATCCGAATGCGACTCTTCCACCAACTAGACACCAACGTTCACCTCAAGCGTGAGCGCGCCACCACCCGTCTGCGACTCTTTACGAGCGCGCAGGAACATCGTCGCCGTCACTCCCGTGGTTCTCGTCTCGCCAGCGGTTGCCGTGCTGGTATCGAGATCTGAGAAGTCCACTCCGTTGAGCGACTGCTGGAGCTTAATGGAGCAGGCAGAAGGGGCCGACGCGAAGGAAGTTCTCCACGTGATGACCTTCGCCTTGTCACCGGACTGAATAGCGAAAGCCGTGCTGTTCACCGGAGCAGCCGCGGAGTCCTCATCGAACAGCTTGGTGACAACCCCAAGGGACAGAATCTCAGCCATGTCAACCTCCTACTGAACCGCCGGCGGACCCGCTGACGGTCCCTTCGGTGGTGTTGGTTTCGAGCCCTGTGGCGATGGGACGTTGGGATCGGCCGGCTGTGCCTGCTGCATCATCATCATTTGCTGGATCTGGGAGCGCATCGCGAGGTGGGCCAGCACGTTCTGGTAACCAGCAGGGTTCATCTCCTTCGCTTCCTGACCCTGCTCGGACATCAACCACGCCTGCGTGACCTGAATACAGACGTCGTTGTCCTCAAGGTTGGGATCAGGCGCGATGGTCGGCTGGCCTGTGGGATAGGGCGGCGACATGAGAAGCTGCTGGATGAGCGTCAGCTGATATCTGCGGTCGTCCTCACCGGGGATATACAACTCAGGAACGCCGATCACCTTCTTCACAAAGTCCGCGTTCTCTGCGTGGAGGATCGCCTCGTTCACCTGAGGAATACCAAGACCCAAGAGTTCGATCAGGATCCCCCGGATCGCCGACCAAGCAACCGGGAACTCCTCGCTGCTCTCCGACTCCACCCGTCCCGTCCTGCCCGACATCTCAGTCTTGCGGATCCAGACGTTCACGAAATCGTTGCCATTCCTGCGAACGTCCTTGATATCCTCCTGCATGTTCTTACGAAGGCACCTGACCGCACGCTCCATGACCTTAGGCCAGAAGACGTTGATCATCTTCCACACGATTCCGAGCCGCTGAAGGGCTTGAGCTCTCGACTGCTCATACTCACCCTTCGTCTTCGACCCTCCCGTCAGAACACCACCGTAGACGGAGGGGAAGATCCCGCCCACATGCTGGCGGCGAGCGTCGAGCATCGTGAAGAAGTTTGGAAGATACTGTGAGAACGTAGGTGCCTTGGGCTGGTAGAAGTAGCTGTCGAGGGGCTGGTTGGGGATCTTCGGTCTCCCCTTGATCCACGTCCCCGGAAGCTGCCTTGTGTTACCCAGCTCCTCGAAATTCACCACCTCAGGATTCACAATCAGGGGTGGAACCGAGTTGAGGATCAGATCGAGAGCGAGGTTTGTCGCCTCATTCGTCATGTCCTGCAGGGGGATAACGGCGTCCCCGATCGGGATATTGTGAATGTACCTCGACATCGGGTGCTTTGTGAACACCCAATGGTCATCCATCCCCTCATCGAAGGCACATGCGAAGAGATCGTTCACGTAGTAGAGGAGCGCACCCTCCTTGAATCGATCACGAAGGGCAGTCAGCTCCTCTCCGTGCGTATCCTCGTCTAGGATCTCGAAGACCCAAGGGCGAAGCCACACCCGCCTACATGTCGCAACCTCTGCCTCACGCGAGGACATGCTGCTGCGACGGTAGTCGGCCTGAGCCATTGCTGATGTGACCTGTCCCGGAAGGATCTTCTCCTTCAAGTGTGGGAAGATGTCACGAAGGAGGGAGTAATGCTGCTCGGTGTCGAGGAACAGGTACGCGATGTCTTCCTGCCTCCTGCTGTAGAAGGGAATCCGAACGTGAGAGATCCCATAGATGTCGATGACCGCTCGTCCTTCAGGAAGCTCAAGCTGCTGTGTCTCGATGGGGATCTCAATCGTCTCCTCTTGCTCGACCGGAACTTCCCCTCCGCAGTTTGGGCAAACGTCCATCACCTGAGCAGGGTCAACCTCCTCAGAGAGAGGCTCCGAATTGTTCTCTTCGCGAACGATTGAAGGCCCAAGCTGGAACCCACATTGCCCGCAGACTCTCGTTACCTGCGTGGCTTCTTTCTTCTCGTACAGTGGAACAACCCTGTATCCGAAGGAGGGATCCTCGACATAGGAGACGTGAGCAGCTGCGAAAGGCTCTGTCCACAGCGTGTACATCAGCTGGAACATGAGCATCTGTGCTTCGTTGTCCTTCGCGATCTTCTCCGACAGACGCGTCTGCGCCTTGGCCGTCAGGATGTCGTCGGGGTTGTCAGCGTCGGCGGGGAAGAACCTCACCTGCGGAACGGAGGATGCAATGGCAGCAGCAAAGGACTCACCATCTGCCTTGTAGACGTTGACGATCTTTGCGAGTGCCTCAGCCTCTTCCGGGGACTGAGGAATGATCTCATCGTAACGACGAGCTACCTCGTCCCAGAAGACAGCTTGGATCCCCTGCCAATAGAACTCACGCCGGCGGGCCTCTTGAACGGCCTTATCCTGCGAGGTGAGTTCCTCCATCTCCACCTGATCGACGATCATCTTGAGAGCATCGATCAGTTTGTCGTCAACACCGGGCTGTAAGATCCCCGGATATTTGACGTCAGGGTCCGTGTCCATCAGAGCTTCTCCCGGATGATGACCGGCTGCCATGGCAGGTCGTTGTTCATGCACCAGTCATCCATGTCGTCAGGCTGTAGAGAGAACGCCGGCTTCCCGAACGTGATGTCCACGAATTCGTAGGCAAGCCCCGCCGAGTAAGAACAGATCGGGCGGTTCTGGTTTTCCTTCCCGATCCACCGCAGCACGACCCGACCGCCCCAAATACGGTTGTCCACGAGATGCTGGATCAGGCGCCACCATCCGTAGGTGTCCCCAACGAACTCACGCATCTTGCGTACGATACCGTACTTCTGCTCAGGAGTGAGCATTCTGAAACGAAAAATCGAGATTTCATCTCCTCTGTGGTTGACAAGGAGGGGGCGTTTCTCCGTTTTCCAGAGGGACTCGATAATGATGGCGTCCTTCAGCTGGCCGTCGTTGACGATCACCCCGACGTGATTGGCCCAAGAGGGGGCCTCGCTCCCCGTACACTGTGCCCAACGAATCACCTTGCCAAGGATAGACGTCCCCTTGAAGAGGGCCAGGTCACCCGCACGCACTTCAACGTAGGGGAGCGAGGGTTTCACTTGAGTGCCTCCGCGTGCGTCTCCGGGTGACGCTTCCGAGCCTGCTTCACGACCTCGATGATCGCCGGAGCGTTCCGGACGATCCAGACCAGAGCCTTCAGAAGCTTGAACTTCACTTCTTCACCTCCGCCGATCCACCGATCTTCCTCTCCTCCATGTGTGCGAACGCCTCAAGAGCCGTGAGGAGCGTCGTCTTCCCGAGGCCCCGACCCGTTCCCGAGAAGAGCATCAGCCCCTCGTTGGTGGCGAGAATCGCCTTGACGATGTGGTACTGAGCGTGGGAAATGCTCTTGCCCGTGCTCTTCTCGAAGAACGCGACGAACTGCTGCAGAAGGTCCATGACTACCTCACTTGTCGATTGCCCGCCATTGACCACAGCCCGTGAAGTTCGGAAGGCACGCACGAACCTCTCCCTTGCCGTGCGCGATCATGAAGAACCCCGCGTTCGGGCCGTACTGGTCGCGTTGATTTCCACACTCGGCAGGCTGACCTTCGAACGCCGGCGTCTTAGGGTCGTCCCTGAACTCCACGCTGCCGAAGTGGTCGCATGACATATGAGGACCTTCGAAGCTTCGGTCACTGCACAGCTGCGGCTCCGGGAAGGCAGCGTTCCTGAACTGCCACACCGGACATCCACCGAGCAGCTCCATCTCGCACTCAGACCTCTTGGCCCACCCTTCGAGGTGACAGCGGCTCACCTCCACTCCGTGGATCATGTAGCAGAAGCGCGGATCACCGCTGATCCACACCGTGCTGTCGACTCCCTGACCGTAGTGGTTGTTCCGCATATAAACCGCGTCACCCTCGAACTTCTTTGGGCACGAGGTGAACGGTGCGGGCGTCGGCGTCGGCGGGGTCGGTGGGGTCGGTGTCGGATTCACCACAGGGCAGACAGCGTCCGTTGGGAAGACCTCACAGTATTTCTTGAGGACGCCGGCGCCGAGTATGCCAGATGCCACTAGGGCCGCGATGATGGCCCCGAGCTTTGTCTTCGTCATCGCTTCACCTCACCGAGAGACAGGTGATTGGAGTCGTGAAACTCATCACCAAAGTTCAGTTCCGGATGTAGCTTGTGCGCCATGATATCCAGATCACGCCAGATTGGATGAGAACCACTGGTGATGTAGGCTCCGTTGATGTACACCAAGAGATCCAACGCAAGACCTCGCGGATGGAAACCCTTGGGGTGATGAATACGATCAACACCGAATCGCCGCTGTCCAGTAGCGTTGTCAATGTAGATTCGGTTGGAGTGAACCGTCCATTCATCTACAGCAACCTCAACCTTCCCATAACGAGACCAGTCCGTCTGATCGATCTGGACAAGAAGCTGCCCGACCAACTTGGTGAAGAGGACGCGTGCTTCACGAAGCGTCATCGCCCTCCCCCTTCAGCTTCTTCGCCCGCTCACGTGCAAGGGCCTCATACTTGTGGCGAAGCCCCATGATCGAAACGTGCTTTCCGAGTGGGCCCCCACTCAGGGACACAGGCTCACTCGTCTGATCAGCCATCCCAGTCATGGCGAGGAAACGCTCCTGCCACATCTTGGACTCAGCACGGAGTGCTTCCTTCTCCCGCTGGAGGGATTCGACCAGCCTCCAGAGATGATCAGCGGCCGAATCGGCGATGATTGGGTCGGATGACATCTCCCTTGCCCTTCTTCTCGTTCCTCTCCATCTGACGATAGAAGCTGTACATGTCCGTCTCAGCCAGCTTCATCATCTCGGAGGTTCTACGAATTTCCTCGCCGACCCCAGTCGACTCCGTGACGAGGGACTCATACTCCTTCGCCCCGTAGCGGAACGCGTCGTAAGGGTCGTCACCGTCGAATTCCTTCACGTCCTCTGGACGCTTGCCGTCCTTCTTCGGATCCTCGTAGACGACAGTCGGGATCACATCCACCAAGAGAGGACAAGTACCTTCGAGGATTTGGAGCTTAGGAAGATTGACCTCCGGTACCTCTGGGTCAAACATCTTCCTATACTCCAGCGCAGCTTTCAACCCACTCATCCTGAAGATCTGGTCGTACCTGTCGGCGCGATACCCTTCCTTCGGGACGTAGCGGACGGGCCGGGGTTGCCAGCGGAGAAGCTCATGGATAGCTAGCTTACCACCAACACGATCGTTGTCGGCCTGCTTGACCCCGATATGTCCGAGGGCATCTTGGACCTGCATCCAGATGAGCTTCTGCTCACCCCTGTTCTGCCACGCGGATGGGTCTAACGTGGCGAACTTGATATTCCCATCGAACTGAGATGCCCTGAGAATGTCGGCGCCCCAGACCTCAGGAGACTTCTTCGTGCAGGAGTACTCCCTATACACAAAGAGGCGCGCGTCCGGGGAGACTGCGAACCAGTAGGCCACCGTCATGGCCGTGTATCCCCAGTCAATGGCGATATATTTGGGCCACCATTGGGGTATGGGGAAGTACGGGCAGAGGTGGACAGCGTTTTCTGGCTCGTCAGGGTAACGCTGCATCCGGAACTCGTCGAAGACCTGACCAGAGTAGGCCCACCAGTCACCATCGATCTTCGACTTCTGCTCAGCAATTGGAAGCAGACGCAGACGGTTCACGTAGTTGGGGTCGTTATCCATGATGTGCGGATTGTCCGTCGCCTTGGACGGGATGAAGATACGGTAGGTGTTCGACTTCTCGTCGAAGAGCCCCTTGTACCCCCATCGCCAAGGCTCGACGAAGCGCTTCCGCACCCATGTGTGACCTATGTTACCTGGGTTACTCGCGCTCCTGATGATCGTCGGCAGACCCTGCGTCGCCCGCCTGATCCGCGAGATCATGTATGTGTACTGGAACTCCGTGAAGTGGGTCAGCTCATCGAAGCCTATGTAGTGGTACTGGGCCGTGTCATGGGACCGGGCATCATCATCGCTCTGGAGGTAGGAAAACCTCTGCACGGCACCAGATGGGAAGACCCACGTGTGCTTCTGATCGTTGTATTTGGCCCCAAAATACGGATACCACTTTTGGGCCACCATGAGGAGGGAGGCTTCGAGCTCAGGGTATGTACGACGAAACACGATCCCGTGGTAGTTGGGATTCTCGTGGAACTGCCTGAGGATGGGGAGCATCACAATGATGTCCGACTTTCCCCCTCCTGCGGCACCTCCGTAGAACGCCTCAAAGAACTGATCCGGGAGGCCAACGAAGTCTTCCTGTCTCTTGAAGGGTTTGAACACCTTCTCGATGACAGGCGTGACTTCGACCGTGCTCATCGGGTAGCCCCGCGATCCACGCTCCCGATCACCCGACCCTGACGCCGGCCGGTCCCACGGTAATCACCTTTCCTAAGGGTTCTATTTAGGAAGCTGACGTGCAGGATCATGACACTACCTTCGCCTGAACGTCCAGGATCTCGAACTCCTTCATGTCCCTCTGTCGCGGGGCGTAGATCAGGACTTTGGTGAACCCATCCTGCTGGCCCGTCCCATTCATCTTCTCATGGATCGTGGCGAGATCCTTGGCCATCTTAACCTTCGCAGTCTGACTCTTGACCTTCGTGGGGTCAACGCCCTCAAGGGTGGCCATCAAAATGTCGAGAGCCTTCCCCGAGATCACCTTCGCCCTGTCGGCGCTGGCGCGATCGAGCTTGTCCTTCAGATCCTCGTTGACCTTCTGTCGGCCATTCGTCATGTTGGAGGTGATGCCACGAGAGAGATTCGAGGCGGTGCGGCGAGAGATCCCGAAAGCCTCGGCAACCTCGATAGGGGGGAGAACCCTAGCCGCTTGTGCAACGATCTCACGGGCCGCGGGAGACAGTCGAGTAGAGCCGGTGGGCCGTCCAGCCTTCCTCCGAAACTCCACGACAGCATTGACAAGGTTCTTCGGATGTGCGATGCGCACCCGGCCCTCATCTTCCGTTAGATACATGTTGCACCTAAGCGTTGCTGGGGGGCCCTCCCCCACCCGAAGATACGCTCGTCGGCGCGACCTGTCAAGGGGCAACATAAGATAGACAGGCGAACCCTATAGGACCCGACGTTGAGATGGGACCCGTCGTTAAGGGGGGACCGGTCGTTTAGGGCATTTGTAAGATGGAATCTGGCATTTGTTCGCGGGTAGAACACTTCCCCCCGCCGCCGGCCAGATGGGACCCATTTGGGGAGTTCGCGCGCCCCGATCCCCTTGTCCCTTGACTTTCTTTCCGCCCCGGCCTATTATGGTGGTGGCCCTCGGCCCCGAGAAACGGGTAGGAACCGTGAGGACCTGATAGCCCTGAGTGTCGGGGGACTATGCGACGACACCAACCGCGCGGGCGAGCCTAGGCCAAGACCCTAGGAGCGACGGTGGGGACGGTGTGACAACCGACCCTCCACCCAAAAGGTGCAGACTATTCGCGTAAGCACCGGACAGCCTCGTCAGACGACATCACACAGCTACGAGAGTCTTGGCCGACCCACACAATGTGGTGTCGGTTTCCGTGGAGAAACATAGCATGAAGACGATTGAGCAAATCTACGGGCCCGAGAAGGCCAAGGCAATCAGTGATGCCATGACGAACGGGCATCTTCGGGTCACCGTCGCCAAGGTCACCATCGCCGCGGAGAAGGCGAAGAGCACGGCGGACGTCGAAATCGAGTACCCCAGGGTCGACATCCTCGACAGGGTCGGATCGCTCGTCCTCTACGGCAGCGAAGAGAAGGCCCTCGCGGACGAAACCTATGCCTGGGACCTCGGCGTTCGGTCCAAGATCCGTCAGGGCTTCCTCGCCACGGTCGTGGACCCCGACAAGGATCTGCGAAAGATGGCCGCCCTCGGCGTGAAGGCCGGCCTCTACGCCGACGAGGAGACCGCCCTCGCGGCCCTCAGGGCGCTCCGCAACTCGTAGGTCGAAACCGACTCACTTCCCTCCGGGGGAGTGGGTCGACTAAGACTCTCGTGCCTGCAAAGGAGGACAGATTGGAACCTTTCCGTGCCAATGGATGGACGGTGCACGAATTCCGCATCATGTTGAACGAGTGCTCTATCAAAGTCGAAAAAAAGATCCGCTGCTCCGACTGTGGTAGAGTCTTCATCGTGGCCTTGCCCACCTATCTACCGGACAATCTCTGCCGTTTCTGCTACGAGAGGGCCTCTCTCCGCTAGACCTACGAGTAGGCTCGCCCTTTCAACGAGGGTGAGCCTATTCGTGCGTCTATAGGAGGAACAGACCATGAGCAGGACGTTCAAGGATTCCAGGGAGTGGATGCTTGGCTACGACCTAGGCACCCGAATCGTGAACCACCACCGCCGCGTCAGAGGATGGGCGGGCGGCAAGGGTCGCATCAAGATCATCATCCACAACGCAGTCCGCGACGACAGGGCCGACAACCCGTTCAGGAACGGTCAGATCGCGGCCATCCTCGACAGCGTGAACTGACATGGCGATCACGTTGCTCGACATCACCATCGCCAAGGTGGGTGTCAAGGACACCTACACGATGGAGGACACGGACGAGGCCGGTGTGCCCTTCTTCGCCGGGTGTCAAGATTGTGGCGCCTCCCTTGCCGCCCACAACGCGTACCCCTCCAAGACCGGTTACATCAAGTGCCGAGGCTGCATCGGTGACCTCGGCTTCAACTCGGTCGACGAGTTCCACTGAACCCCCAAGGCCCGGTAGGATTCCTATCGGGCCTTTTTCTCGTTCTGGCCCTGCCGGACATAAATAGGCGACAATTTTTGGCAGGTGAAATCGCTGGTGAAATACAGGTGGGAAACTGGTGGACAGCGCGTGGGACCGTGGTGGGCCTCGGATTCCGCTAACAAACGTTCGGGTATAGCTTTAAACTGTTCTAGAAACTGTACCCCCTCCCACCCCCTCTCCCCTACCCTTATATAATAATAATATATAATTAATAAAATAGAAATTATGATATCTATTCCAATATTCAAGGTCCTAATATTGTATCACCGCTTGACGAAACGGCGGGAGAGGCTTACCTTAGAGGGTACCACCGGGGGCTACCCTGGGCGAACGGATTTAAAGTATAGAGCGAACGTTACTTAGCAGAAAAAGGCTTCCACTAGAATCCCACCTGAGTCCCACTATGATTCCACTTCAAAATCCACTTCCAAAGTGGAACGGCGCGCGGCCCTCCCGCCCACAAACGAGTTGGACACGTTACAAGTGTTCATGCTCCAAGGGCTACACCCGCGTCTTCCAGATGGGCGGCGTGGGGCCTTTCCGCTGCACAAAGTGCTTGTCCACGGAGCTAACCGCCGTGGTCTGCACGCGGAAAAAGTGATGAGCCGCCCCCTCAGTCGTTTGCAGGATGGGAACAACGTTATCATTTCCGTAAAGAACCATCACACCTGGACACGTTTGCGTGACTACGTGCTCCGCAACAAACTGACGTTTTCAACCGTCGTTGAACAGGCAGTTCACGAATTCCTTGGGAGGACAGAGAGTGGGCAAACACAAGCCGAAGAAAAACAAGATCGCTGACACTTGCCGGCGGGCCTCGAACAACGAGTACCTGAAGAACGGTCCCTTCAACCGGAAAGGTGACAAGAAAAGATGATCCGCCTCAATCTCCTCCCCGACCATCTCCGCGTCATGGGTAGACCGACGGATCGCATGATCGACGACGACGGCAACATCAAGGTCATCATGCCTCGCTTCGCACGCTACGCGGGTAGGGTGCGCGCCGTCGTAGGTGGGCTGAGCAGGATGCAGGGAGGGTACTGCATCATCAACGTGTATGGCCCTCTCGACGTCGAGGACAGCTGCGAGCTTCGCAAGGTCAATGACGGTCCTCGCCTCTGCAACTGAACATGACCTCCGAATACACCTTGATATACAACGACGAGGCTGGCAACACCATCTTCCGCAAGGTGAACCGTGCCAACCTCATCGCTGTGGCTCAAGAGGCTTCTCGACGATGCCCAAGGATGCAGTATTCCCATATCCTTGGGTTCCTCGAAAACAAACTCAAGAGTCTCACAGGCCAATAGGAGGACACAGATGATCTATCTTGCGTTGTTGACGTACCGCGACTCACCCAACCCAGGTGCGCTCGTGATCGAGGCCCCCGACCACGCCACGGCGGCGCTCGAACTCCATCGGTGGCGTGAGGAGGACCCCATCATCACCCACAAGGTCGTGTGGGGGCCGATCGGAAACCTCCTCAACCTCGATGGCAAGAGGTTCGTCGACATGCTCCGGGTGCACCTGTGAGCGACCGATACCGCAAGGTGCGCCGCGCCCTGAGGAGGGTCGAGCAGGAAGTCAAGAGGATCGAAGAGTCCATGCCCAACCGCAAGGCTCGACGAGCCGCCTTCTACAGCGACGAGATGAAGGCCCTCGTTTCCAAGGTCGCCGACGCCAAGCGAGAGGTAGCCCGATGAGCGTCCTCCCCGTCAAGGACGACGAGCGCAAGAAGCTCGTGACTGTGTCACAACTTATGGTGGTCAGTGACGTCACATGCGGTGAGGCTGGTCGACTCTGCCGCAACGTTGGGGTGCACTTCGTGCAGGCCCACAACTACCATCCTATCGACGCTACGAGGCTCAGCGCCTCGATTCTGGCGGACGCCCTTCGTCTTGCCGCCGATTCGCTTGAGGAGGAGATGCTGGCGATCATCAACGAGGATCGATGAGCTTCCCCTACCTATGTAGGAGATGCGGACTGAACTACGACATCGGTTCGGTCTGCATATCGTGCATAGCAGTAGGAAGGATGTTTGAGGACGACATGAAGGAGGACACATTGGAAGAGGATGTCAAACTCTCGGGGCTAGAACCTGAGATGACGGAGGAAGAGTACAGGCGGTTGTTCAACCTGGCTCGAACCTCCAAAGACCTCATCTCAGAACTCCAGACAGAACTCGACTCCATTCGTAAGACCGGCAAGAGCTTTGCCGAGATGACGATGGAGGAGAAGACGGATCACATCGAGTTCCTGAACCGTGCGATGCGGAAGGTCAAGATCTTCAAGAACTCCTCAGCACTCGCCAAGCAGGAAGCTCTGATGGAACTCTCTGAGACGGAGCGGGCCAGAGTTCGTGAGTACGACAGGAAGTACAAGCCCAAGCCTCGCGTCGGGGAGGGAACGGAAAAGCGTTCGTCTGGCGAACGGAAGGCTCCCATGTCGGCCGAGGACAAGCTGCTGGAGATGTTGGCTAAGCAACTCGGGTCAAGGGAGGCCGCCGAGAAGTTCGTCGCGTCACAGAAGAAAGCCAAGTAACGCATGGACTGCTCATTCTGCAAAAAGCAAGACGTCGCGATCAAGGATGTCACGTGGGAAGACATCAAGGGTCGCGAGTATGCTTTCTTGCACCTCTCATGCGGACACACGATAACTGAGGCTGGCCTCACGCGTCCTCGGTACGATGACCTTGTCTCGCGTGACAATGAGCGGCCATTCCGCTACCAGGTGACGTCCGCTCAGTTCGCACGTGATGCAAGGTTCCGGTGCATCTTCACACACGAGATGGGCGTTGGCAAGATGATTATCTCTGTCATGCTCATTGCAAAGCATCTGGACGAGATCCAACCCGTGATGATCGTGTGTAAGAGCACCATCATGGTGCAGTGGGCCAAAAAGATCGCATCGTGGGCTGGTGTGCCATGTCAGGTGATCGACTCAGGGAAGGATGATCCTCTGTGGGGCCTCGCCAAGGTCATCATCATCTCGTATGACCTTCTCCGCCGTGTCAAATGGCTGGAGGAGGCCAATCAGAAGGTGAAGACCCTCATCGTCGACGAGGTCCAGAACGTCAAGAACCACGATGCCAAGCGCACGCAACACCTGATGAAGCTAGCCAAGGGCATCAAATACGTCATCGGACTCTCAGGAACACCCATCAAGAATCATGCTCGAGAGTACGGGCCTATCCTCATGATGGTCCGCCCCGACAAGTTCCCATCTCAGGCGAAGTATGAGAGGGACTGGGTATCGCCCTCGGGTTACATGTACAACCCAAGGAGGTTCCAAGAGTTCACGAGTGATTTCATCCTCCGCTATACGAGGAAGGAAGTCCTCCCAGACATTCCTGAGATCACTCGTCAGTACGAGTACCACAACATGTCAGCCGAGGTCGAGGCTGCATATCAGGCAACGCTTGAGGAGTTCACCGAGTTCTACGCCGAGAACGGAATGTCATCGTTCAAGAGCTACGGTGAGGGTTTGGCCTACCTCTCGAAGATGCGCCATCTCACGGGGCTGGCGAAGGCCGGTCCAGTCTCAGAGTGGGCCGACGAGTTTCTCTCCTCCACAGATGAGAAGCTCACCATCTTCGTGCATCACAAAGACGTTGCCATGACGATCATCAACAACCTCAAGGTGTACAACCCACTGATCCTCAGGGCCGAGCAGAACGCAGCCGAACGAGAAAAGGTCTGCACAGACTTCTGGAAACCCGAGAATCGCCTCCTCGTAGCTTCTACGTTGGTCGGCGGCGAGGGTATCAACCTGCAATGCTGTGCCAACCTCATCCTCGCTGAGAGGCAGTGGAATCCCGCCAACGAGGAGCAGGCAGAGGCACGCTTCCCCCGCCCAGGTCAGAAGTCCGACAAGATCCGCGCGCTGTACCCCGTAGCCGTTGGTACCATCGATGAGTTCTTCGCACGGCTGGTGGAGAAGAAACGGGAACTCTGCACGGAGATCATTGACGGCAGGAAGGTCGTCGCGTGGACAGAAACAGATGTTGTCCGTGAGATGGGTCGTATCCTAGCAGAGCAGGGGATGAGGGCATGGCAAACCCGATAACGGAGGCCATGTTCGTGGTCACCATGTACGCAGTCGGCTGTGATGTGAAGGACGCGCACCCCACGAAGAGTGGAGTCATGCCCATCGTTGACTTCACAGCCGCTGCGGATCCCAAGGTACTTCCCATCGGTTCGATCATCCACGTCGAGGGTCACGGAGAGCGTATGATTCACGATGTGGGTGGTAAGGTGAAGGGCCGACACGTTGACCTCTTCGTGTCCTCATGTTCCGACGCAAGGCGATGGGGCCGACGGAACGTTCGTGTTCGTATTCTCCACAAGCCAAAGGGGGACAGATGACACTTAGGTGTTCGGTGTGTGGTCAACCCTGCAACACGGAGACGGAGATGGGTGAGCACCTGCGAAAGCACGGTGTCAACCTGTTTCCTGAGCTGATGCGTCTCGACAGGCTCCTCAGAAGAATCATGGTGGAGAACCGCGCTCTCGTGGCAAAGGTCAAGGAGCTGGAGTCTCGACTGAGGATCGTAACATGATGGAGACTGGTGAGTTCACGGCCGAGGAACTGGCCTTCTATCACAACAGGTTCTTGGACATCTTGCGTGAAGGTGAGTTTCCAACTGAGAGGGGAATCATCTACATCATGTTCACAATCCTACGGATGCAACACGTGCAGGGAGCATCCCTCGACGAGGTGATCGAGCAGGTCAAGAGCATCTGGATGGTGGTTCTCCAAATCGAGCATGGCCTCAAGCTGAGCGGAGGTAACTAATGCACGTCCTGCAAATCTCCGACTCGCAGTTGGGTACGTGGTACGATTGTCGCCGACGCTACAACTACGAGAAGCTCAAGCGGTTTCGTATCATCGGAGACTCTCCCGACTACATGCAGGAGGGTTCTGTCATTCACAAGATGCTGGAGGTGTTCTACCGCCTCGGCATCCCGCGAGAGGACGGGGTCAAGACAACGTACTCCGACCGCATTGAGGCGGGGCTCGACGCTGGCATCAAGTA